AAATGCGGCGCCGCCAAATGTACCTGGGTCACCTTTTGATCCAGTAAATCCAGTTGAACCATTTGATCCAGCACTACCAGTAAACCCTGTTGATCCTGTAAATCCAATTGATCCAGTAAACCCAATTGAGCCTGTATAGCCTGTACTACCAGTATAACCAATTGACCCAGTAAATCCAATTGAGCCAGTAAAGCCATTAGATCCACTAAAGCCACGTGATCCAGTAAATCCAATTGAACCAGTATAACCAATTGACCCAGTATAGCCTATTTGTGTTGACGCACTACCAGTATAACCAATTGACCCAGTAAACCCTATTTGTGTGCTAGCTGATCCAGTGAATCCAACACTACCAGTATAGCCAATTGAGCCTGTATAGCCTATTTGTGTACTAGCTGATCCAGTGAATCCGATACTACCTGTATACCCTATTTGTGTGCTAGCTGATCCAGTGAATCCAACACTACCAGTAAAGCCTATACTACCTGTATAGCCTATTTGTGTTGACGCACTACCAGTGAATCCGATACTACCTGTATAACCTATTTGTGTACTTGCTGATCCAGTGAAACCAATTGAACCAGTGAACCCGATTGACCCAGTGTAACCTGCTTGTGTACTTGCTGATCCTGTAAATCCAATTGACCCAGTAAATCCTGCTTGCGTGCTTGCACTTCCGGTAAAGCCCCTCGAACCAGTAAAGCCAATTGACCCAGTGTAACCTGCTTGTGTACTTGCTGATCCGGTAAAGCCAATTGATCCAGTGTAACCTGCTTGTGTACTTGCTGATCCAGTAAAGCCGATACTACCGGTAAAACCAATACTACCAGTAAACCCAATACTACCGGTAAAGCCCCTCGAACCAGTAAACCCAATTGACCCAGTATACCCTGTACTACCAGTATAACCAGTAGATCCAGTATATCCTTGGCTACCTGTGTATCCTTGAACAGAATTTAAACTCCAAGAACCACTTACTTTGATATATAATTTTAATGTATCTGTTTCATAAAATGTGGCACCATCAGGTATATTAGTTGGCTTTGTGTCCGAACTTAACCCAACAAGTTTGTCGCCTGCATACCTTTTAATAGCCATAGTTTATCGCAATCTCACAAAATATTCTATTATATTTATAGGATTAGATATTTTGATTATATACAGCATTATGCTATAGTATTATTATTTGGAATTAAAATATGCTTAAAATTGCAATCATAGACACTGTTGGGCTAACATATGACGGTAATACCCTTGAAAAAAGAGGTCTTGGTGGGTCCGAGTCTGCTGTTATTTTAATAAGCAGAGAGCTTGCAAAAATTGGCTTTGACGTAACAGTTTATAATAACTGTATTGATAGCCAAGCTGCACCAGGAACTTATGATGGTGTTAAGTTTATAGATCACACTCAAACAGAATTATTTGAAGATGAATATGATGTTGTATTCTCTTCACGTTCTGTTTTTCCATTCTTTCCTGGGTCAATCTACCGCTTCATACCTAAAAGCAAGTGGAAAGTTTTATGGATGCATGATACATTTTGCAAAGGTGATGAAAATCTTGAGGAGATGGTTGTCTCAGGTGTTATAAATGAAGTATTCACTTTAAGCGATTTTCATACCAACTATACTTTTAATAACGAACACGGCAAAAAACGTATGTTCGATGTTCTCAAACATCGTAACTTTCAAACACGTAACGGTGCAGTGAAATATATCAATGAAGTTGATCTAAGTAAAAAAGATCCCAATCACTTTGTCTACAACGCTAGTGTTACAAAAGGCCTCAAGCCATTATTACAATTGATTTGGCCTGATGTAAAAAGATTAATACCTGAAGCACATCTTACTATTGTTGGTGGTTATTACAGATTTAGAGACGGCAGCGAACCTGACGAACAAGAAAAAGATCTAGTAAACTTTAAAGAAGATGAAAAATACAAACAACTCGGTGTAACTTTTACTGGAGTAATTAAGCAACAAGAGATTGCCAAAATATTAGCTAATGCAACGTATATGATATATCCAGCTGATTTTCCTGAAACATTTGGTATATCAACACTTGAAAGTTTGCTTTATAAAACTCCATTAATTACTTGTAGATTTGGTGCGCTTGAAGAAACTGCAATTGATCTAGCTTGTTATAAGTTAGATTACCCAGCAGTACCAAATAGTGTTTTCCCACATATTGATGCTTATGGACAAGCAGATGCGTTTATTAAAATGACATATGCTGCTTATCATACTCCTTATTTGCTACAACAAAAACAAAATTACTGCGATGTAATAAATGATACTTACAGCTGGGCTACAATTGCTTTACAGTGGAAGCAGCATTTGTACATGCGTCTTGGTCTATTTTTACCAGCAGATGATTTTAGACGTGTAAGCAGATTAAATGAAAAAGTAGCTAGAATTCATGGACGTAGGTTTAACAACGAAGTTGATCGCAGATGTTATCATAGTTCAAACAATCAACTACCAATATCAATCGTTACACCTTTTTACAATTCAGAACAATATATCGAACGTTGCATACAAAGTGTTGTTCAACAAGAATATGAAAACTATCAACTTATTTTAATTGATGATGCTTCGACTGATAATAGCTACAATATAGCACTAAAGACTATCAAATCTTTGCCACAATCAATACAAAACAAAATTAAATTAACTTCAAATGAATCTAACAAAGGTGCAGTATACAATCATATCAATGTATTGCTTAACTATGTTAAAGAAGACGACATTGTTATGTTACTTGACGGCGATGATTGGTTAGTTAACAATAACACTATATTCCATTTATATAATGACCTCTATCAACATGGTGCAGAATTTACATACGGTAGTTGCTGGAGTTTAGTTGACAATATTCCGTTAATTGCACAAGATTATCCAGAAGCAGTAAAAGAAAAACGTGCTTATCGTAATCACAAATTTGCGTGGAACATGCCCTACACACATTTAAGAACATTTACTAAAAAGCTATTCAATAATATACCTAGTGAACGTTTTAAAGATGATCAAGGTAACTGGTTACGTGCTGGCGGAGATGGTGCATTGTTTTATGAAATGATTGAGCGTGCTAATCCTGATAAGATTGTTGCGGTTAAAGAAATTGTATGCAATTACAATGATATTAATCCTTTAAACGATTATAAAATAAATGGTAACGAACAAACTAAAAACGCACAACTGATTTTAAATCGCAAATGAAATATAGCATAATCATTCCTACAATGTGGCGTTGTCCACAAATTACTATTCCTTTTTTAGCAGAACTTTCTGCACATCCTTTAGTTGATGAAATTATTATAATTGATAATGATCATCAAAATCGACCTAAATTAATTCCAACAAATAAAGTTAAAATTACTTCTTTTGGAAAAAATGTTTATGTAAATCCAGCATGGAATTTTGGTGTTAAAAGAGCAAAAAATGATTTATTATGCATTGTAAACGATGACATCGCGTTTGATTTAAATTTATTAAAGAAATTAAAACCATTATTAACAACTGATAACGGAACGTTTGGATTATGCCCAGGAGAAAAAGATTTTAATCAACCATTAATAACAAATGGCGATATTGATATTATTCCGTGGAGCGGTCAACATACCTACGGATACGGTTGTTTATTCTTTTTACATAAACAAAATTGGCAACCAGTACCTCAAGGTCTTGAGGTATATTATGGGGATAATTATATTTTTGATTTGCAGTTAGCAAAAAGAAGAACAAATTATCTTATAACAAATATGAAATTTAAAGGTTTGTTTGCACAAACTACAAGTGATAAAAGTATTAGTAACGGATTTTTAGATAGAGAATCTCTTATATATCAAAGGATATCAATAGAAATGACAAACGAAGAAATATTAAAAAATGAATATATTGCTGCGTGTGATACTGTAAGCGATATTAATAGACATGTACCAATATTACATAAATTAGCACAAGAATGTGAAAGCGTAGTTGAACTAGGTGTTAGAACAGGCGTAAGTACACGAGCATTTTTACCACTTAATGTAAAATTGCGTAGCTACGATATTGAAGAAGATGCTCGCGTTACTGAATTGTTTTTAGTTGCAAATAATCAAGGCAAAGATATGCAATACATTATGGGAGACAGTTTAAAAGTTAATATTGAACCAGCTGATATGATGTTTGTTGATACTGTTCACAGTTACGATCAAGTGTCAGCAGAACTTGCACGTCATGGTCATAAGATTCGCAAGTACATTGCTTTCCATGATACATTTGTATTTGGTCTTGGTCAAGAAAATGTATTAAGTGCTGTGATTGATTATGTAATGAAAAATCCAGAATGGGAGTTCTGCCATTACGATACCGAAAACAACGGACTTACAGTTATTAAACGTAAGAGTCATGTTCAAAAGAAAAAAGTATTGATTGCACTACCTACTAATCGAAATGTTGAAACAGATACACTTAAAAGCATTTATGATCAGATATTACCAGAAGGTATTGAAACCGAATTGCAATTCTTTTACGGTTATCAAATTGATCAAATTCGAAATTTAATTGCCGAATGGGGCAAGCGTTATGATTACCTCTTTTGTGTAGACAGCGACATTGTATTACCTAATGACGCATTAGCAAGACTTATTGCAGCAGACAAAGATGTTGTGTCAGGTCTTTATATTCAACGCAAACCAGGGCACCACATTTTAGAAATTTATGAAGATGCTCCAAACGGCGGCACACAAAATGCTAAGTGGGAAAACTTAAAAGGTCGTGGACTTGTTGAGATTGCTGGTTGCGGGTTTGGTTGTGTCTTAGTTAAAGGCGATGTATTACGTACAATGCCCTATCCGCACTTTGTTTATAAAAGTGCATTAGATCATGCACATACTTTTAGTGAAGATGTTTATTTCTGTTTAGAAGCACGTAAGCATGGTTTTAAAATTTGGGCAGACACTAGTCTACTTTGCGAACACATACACTCTATGCGTATGGTAGTTGATACTAATCCACCTGCGCCGTTTACACAAATTAAATCTATATCTACACCTCAGCCAGTAACTGAAACACAAGTGTTGGCACGTTATAAAGAAATACAACAAGGCATTGACTTGCCCCCTGAACACAAAGGGTACTTGCATAT